TTAAGGTTTCGGCAGTATTTCGTCCAAACCTTGCAATATTTTTTGTAATAATGATATCCAATAAGCCGCTTTCGCAATCATCTATCATTCTTTGAAATTCTGGTCGTGAATTTACCTCTAAACCAGATTGAAAATCAATGTACACATCCGATAATCTCCAACGCATATTCTCACTTACTTTTTTTGTAAGTCCTGAAACTTGATTAGAAAGGCTTTTTAACTGTTCCTGATTATGTGTACTAACTCTGCAATAAATTGCAACTTTTTCGTACATTTTAGGAATCACTGGTGAAAAAGTAGCCTTATTAATCCTTTTCTCTTGTTCCATGATACCTCTTCTCATATTTAATCTACTTCGCATTAATCTTCATCATCCAAAAGTACCATAAATGGTGTATACAATATACCTTCTCTATCTGCAAATTGCTCTGGACTCC